CGGGCTCAAGCTCCTCGGCATCCGGCTCGTCAGGTCCTAGTTCGTCTTCGGGAAATTCGTCCTCTGCCTCGCGTAGTCGCGCGCCGGCTCGATCGTCATCCGGATGTCCATATCCGGCGGCGCCTTCACCGCGGCCGCGGCCATGGCTCTCATCAACGGGTGCTGACTCGTCGAGGCCGTCGACGAAGCCTGGGGTGAGCGGCTTAAGATTTGCCAGCTTCATAAACTGGCGAACTTGCGCTTCAGTAAGTAGATTTCCTTTTTTACCCATTGTGATATTCTCCTAAAAACAAACAAGCGTTGCTACATTTAATTAGTATCTATCGAACATAACGACGCTTTTTATTTTGGCCATGGTGGCGTCAACTATTTGTTTTGCCCTCACGATACTGATGTGGTGTCGCTCTGCTACTTCTTTCAGAGTCATCGGCCCGTGTTTATTGACCGCTATTAGAGTACAGTTGTTGTCTTCTGGAAAATCTATCCACATTCGACACTCTTTTTCTGGGCAACATCTTTTTGCTATTAAGCACTTCTTACTACATTCCCTCACAATAACCTCCTTTCAAATAAATATTCTTTAACATATACGGCTATTCCCGATGTGTCAAAACGATTGAGTTTCTTATTCCACATGATTTCGTATGGTATTTCTTTCACGTCTCCTATAGCTAGAATAAAGAGAGAAGGATAGCCATTATAACGGCTCTCAAGGTGTTTTGCAAACCCCTCTCTTAAGGCGTGACGCCCGCCAACGTGTTCCGCTTCCACCACGTACAGGTTGCAAAGGTTTTTAATTTTTCTTTCTAGTTTCATGTAAGATGGTTTAAACTGCGCGCACGTTGGACAGTGGGCTGACGAGACCAACAAAATAGATGTCAGCCCCATCGTGCTTTGGCGCCTGAGTAGCTCCAACTCGGAAACTTTGTTAAGTTGTCTTATAATTGTGGTATCTCCTCATCTATTAAATCAAATATATTTTCCAAATCTTCTTTTGTAATCCCGAGCTTTTTCATTAAATCTTTTCCATCTTCTCGCAACTTTTTTGACTTCTTTAACTTGGCCTTTGACATTAGCCCTTCGTTTTCGCGGTAGTGGTCTAAAAACTCCATAAACTTTTCATTCTTTTCGAGCAGTGAAAGTGTGCATGCCCTGAAGAATTCACTCTGTGTGGCGAATCCCTCATAATACATTCTTATTTTCAACTCTTCGTGCAAACGAGGGTGAAGAAAAAAACTCACAACTGTCAAATCCTCTTTCATCGATTTAGAATATGCGTCGAACTTTCTGTCTGGCCGGACGATGATTGAATAATAAACTGCGCCTTCTTCTGTAACTCTTGAATAGACCGCGCGCCAGAATACGACAATCCGCTACGAATGCCGCGAGCTAGCTCGGCCAGCACCCCAGCGACCGGTCCTCGATACGGAACCACTGTGGATATTCCTTCAAGCGAGGCGGTCTTGCCACGCCAGTTTATCTGTGCGTCCTTACTTGCCATTCCTCGATAAGTTTTAAACTTTCCTTTCTTTGTTTCTAGAACCTCGCCGGGACACTCATCGGTGCCCGCCAAAAGAGATCCGGCCATTATAAAATCCGCACCACACGCTAGTGCTTTTACGATGTCTCCTGAGCTCTTGGCGCCCCCGTCTGCTACCACTTTAACGTTGGCGAAGCGGCCGCCATCTTTCGCTATACGCGTAGCTATAATAGATTCTAAAGTGGGGATCCCGTGTCCGGTTTGAATCCTGGTGCTGCATATACTGCCGCCCCCGATCCCTACCCGTACACTGTTTGCGCCCCACGTAGCCAGGTCCACAAAGCCTTCAAGCGTGGCTACGTTTCCGGCCATAAGATGAGCATTCTCGCCGAGCGTGCGTCGTAACTCATACAAAGCGTTCTTTACATGAAGATGATGACCGTGCGCCACATCAATACAAAAAATACGGACACCCGTATCGTACAAGGCTTTCGCTCTATCCAAATAATCTCCGGAAGCTCCGATAGCCGCGGCGGCATTTGCGTTTGCCCCCACTATAACACGATCGACTAGTGCTATCTGTTCTTCAATAGAATTATAGCGGTGAATCACAGCAAACCCTCCCTGCTCCCACATGGTTATTCCCATCGCTGTTTCCGAGATAGTATCCATGGGGCTTGCGATAATGGGTAACGCGAACTGGGTGGTGGCGTATGGTCCTGCAAGTAAGCTGCCGATATTAATTTCCGATCGGCTTTTGATGTTAGAGTACTGTGGTGCCAAGAGTATATCATCGTACGACAGTGCTTGTTTAGCTTGCATTTGTTTCCTCCATTGCATTTTCAACTTTCTCCCAGCATGGCGGACACGTGAGGCGGATAGTTTTTCTATTGTCGAACACCACAACGTGCCATGTTTGTGCCATTTCCTTGCTCTTCTTGTCAAAGGGTCCTTCGCAGACACAACACATCTCTGGTATATCCAAAATCATGCTGGCTCTTTTCTTTAGAGCTTCCTGGGTTGCCTTTCGTTCTTTTTTGCGTCTGGCAGTGTTCACTTTTCTCAGCTTTGGTTTGTTCACGAGCGTTCCATTGGATAAAAATCAGGCGTCAGCGCAACTGGCGGCTTGTAAAGCATGTCAGAATGAAAGACTATGACCGCTGATGGGAATGGTGCCGCATTCTCAGAGCTGCCAAATTTTAATCGGCCGCGAACCAGGTGAACCTCTTTGGCCTTCATGACATAATCATGCCACCACTTGGTGTCTGTTCTAGAGGGGATAAGCATTACGACTACAGTGTTGTGTTTCCTTGACTCTTCGTATCCCTTTTTGAGCCATGCGCCTATGCCGCGGCCATATGGCGGATTGACAAAAACTGTATGACCCTTCCAGTCTTGCGCAAGACCATCTTCGTCTTCGGTAAAATATTTCTCACACTTGGCATTTGATTCAGTGGCGCAAGGATCTAGAGTGAACTTAAACTGTTTATCCAACTTGTCGAAAAAAGCCTGGGGGGTATCCCAGTCGCCACTCTTCGAGCTAAACCCGACGGCGCCTTCGGATTTCTTCCACAGTCCTCCGGCTTCAACTTGCATCGGTACTCCCTAATGCGCCGGCACCTCGGGCGCTTATTGTAACTGGATATTCGTATAGTTCTCCGTCAGGGTTCTCCCAGGCCTGAAATGATATAACAGGCACCATCACAAGTTGGGCTATCTTTGTTCCCTTTTCTACCATCTGGGTTTCACTCCCGACGTTGTGAAGATTAATGAATACTTCGCCGGCGTACCCTGAGTCTATCACACACGCGCCCACAATGAGGCTGCGCATTGCGGCCACGCTGGAGCGATTCTTTACCTCCAGCATATAACCGTGCGGAACTTCAAATCTCAATCCGGTTTGTAAGAGGGCGCTTTCTCCTGGCTCAATCCTTTGTGCGGTGGTAGAAAAGTCACCGGGACAATAGTAAACATCCAGGCCGGCGTCACTGGGGTGTCCCCTCGTTGGTTTAATCGCATCGTTTCTTACGCGGTGGTACTGTATAATCATTTTATCTCCTATTCAAAATCAATGTTAACGTTAACTGTTATGTTAAACTTTGGTACTCGTATTTGGTTAGCTAGATTGTGACTCTTGGTTTCGGCAGCATCCAAAAACCAGTCAGCATGACTGCGTTCATGAATTAAGTCCAAAAAGTAATCATCTCTCTTCCCGCAGTTTCTTGCCATCATCTTGTAAACTGTTTGGTTCAGTCGTTCCGCTTCTGCAGCATCGGCCTTAATCTCTTCTACCTTCCCCCATACAGAAGTCGATACATCATGTATCATCAGCGTTGCATCGGGGTCCATAAACCTCATTCCCTCGTCTCCGAAAGAAAACAGAATCGCTCCGCAGGACATAGCTTTCCCCTCGATAATGGTAGCCACGGGCAGTTCTGCGTGTCTGATGGATGATATCATTGCCATCAAGCTGTAGACCTGGCCGCCGTATGAATCTATAATAACAGGTATGACCGATTGGCCGGTGTTATGTGCGGCTGATATTTGAGCCGCAAACTCTTTAGCGGCCTTGTTATTAAACTCATTTACTCTGACGATCACCGGAGCTTTCCGAAGCTCTGGTTCTTTTAAAAGAGGGCTGGTAGTAATTGTTGTCTTCATTATATTCTCTCGGGGTTGTCTGAAAAATGTAGCTCAAGCTGTGGCAGATAAAGTTCTAAATATTCTTTCCAGGTATCTTCGTTGTGTAGGTGAATAGAGATACCATCTTTGTTGTCGAGCCTAAATGACCAAGCATCTAGTTCCCTTAGCACATCAACCTTGTTGATTACCAAATCCGTAACACCATTAATATGGATAGCCCTATTCAAAAGACTCAAGTTGGTCCAGTTGCATTGCCGTGGACGACCCGTTGTCGAGCCGTACTCTTGTCCCGCCTTTTGTAATCTATCAAATATTTTGCCGTCTCCGTGAAACTTCTTAGAACCCACGTAGGTCTCATACGCTTTGGCGACCCCCCATACCTTGCGCACGGCTGTGGTAGGAATACCGTTTAGGAGAGCGCCAGCCGTCGTACAATGGCTTGAGGTGACGTAGGGGTAGTCGCCCCAGTCTATATCCAATCCAAAGCCTTGTGCTCCCTCACAGAGCACGACGGCCGCAGGATAGAGATGAAATTCTTCATAGAGATCAACCACATAGTCCGTCAATGCCGGTATCATTTCGGCACGAATACCACAGCGGCCATACTTATCACGATACGCCGGCCCGTTCCCCTGGCGTGTGGTGCCGATTTCTTCTTCTGTTGAGTCTTCCTCTATGTGCTGGTCCGTAATGATGTGAGCATTGCGAGCTATCTTCACGAGACCATCGCACTTTATTCCTCCTGTTTCGAGCATTTCTATTTCATTGAAGAATTGTTCTAGGTTAACTACGCAGCCTGATCCAATGATAGATCTTACTCCGAAGAAAACCCCTGCAGGAATGTGGTGGGTAATGAACCTCTTGCCCTTGTGGTAAATGGTGTGGCCGGCATTGCAGCCCCCATTGTATCGAAGGCAATGTGTATAGGCGCCTTGTCGCAACAGATGATGGGTTACCTTACCTTTCCCGCAATCGCCATACTGTAAATCAACTACTATATCTGCAATCATTTTCCTTGTCCTCGATACTTCTTCTTATAACACTTATTACCGCCGTTTGGGCCCGGTGTGCCGCGTTTGGTAAACTTGCTGCTTCCAATACTCGTCTTCTTTTTGGTGCTTCCTGGTTTCAGGTTTCTTTTCTTTGCCATTTTTATTTCCTATCCTAGTAATTTTAGATTACGCCTGACCGACCTTGTGCTATATCCCCATTGCTCATTATAATCTAGACGAGCCATGTAGGGGCGATTAATAAAAACCCGATCCTTGCCTGGTATTATACCCCAGCATCTAATCTTTGTTAGTTCTGAGTTGCTGTCTATGGCAGTTATAACCAGATACGGTTTTCCATTCTTTGTTTTACGTTGTATCACTTCGCGAGGAATGAACCATACGAGCCCTAACTCGCGATCATATTCAGAGATCGGGGGAACATAAAGCTCGTCCAATCTGCTTTGAATCTTGTGGTCCACTACGAGATCCATTGGAAAGATACCAGTAAGACTCACGGTGTTTTCGATCTCTTCTTCGTGGGAAAAGTCCCCTTCGGGTCCATACGTTTCTATGTTTTCTAGAAACTTCTTCTTGTTTTTCGGCCTGTCGACGGCAGCCGCAGACCAAAAATGCTTGCGACCTGCAAAACGCTCATCCATTAAGCTGTCCATCGCCCCGCTTCGCACCAATACATCCAACGCTTTCTTATTCAGCTTAGAGTATACCACATCTGGATGAAAAATGGCATCCTCAATCGTATTAAATGGACGATTATTTAAAATCTGATCGATGGCTGCATCGCCTAGGCCCTTTAGGGAAGACAGCGGCTGAATCAGGGTCCTCTTATCATCGGAATCAATCTCCCAAACCCTGCCGGATGTATTAATGTCAGCCTTTCTAATATCAAACCCATAGCTTTTGGCAATATTAATGGCTTTTTCTTTTCTGGTCTCGGGCTCTTTGTCCAAAAACGCCGCCATCCATTCCGAAGCATAATAATTTAACAGCCATGCGCACTGGAACGAAATGATAGAATAAGAAACTGCGTGAGATTTATTAAATCCGTAACCAGAAAAATACTCAAAAGTTTTCCACAACCTATCTGCTCCTGATATTTTCATACCCTTCTCTTGACACCCCTCGACGAACTTTGCATACAGCTTGTTTTTTACTTCATGGCCCTTCCCGGTGCCCTTCTTTGTCAGAACCTTGCGAAGCATATTTCCCTCATCCAAGCTCAGATTCTTACCCAGCTTGTGGGCCAGCATCGCAATCTGTTCCTGAAAGATTAAGAAACCAAATGTCTCCTGGGTTTCTTCCTGAACGATATCATGTATGTGTTCTATGTCGTCAGGGTTTTTCTTAGCGTCCACATATTGTTCGTGAACATTGGCGGACAGAGGCCCGGGACGATAGATAGAAGTGATAGCAGCCAAGTCGATCAAGCTTTCAGGCTGTGCCCTCTTGCAGAAACTTTGTGCTGGCTGTTCCGTAAATTGAAAGATGCCGGCCCAGTTCCCCTTCTGAAAGATGTTCTCATATACTTCTTGGTTGTCAAAGTCAATCTTGTCTGGGTGGAGATACTCGGCGTAGAAGCTTTTAACATCTTCAAACGTAGGGTTCTCGACATTGTAGTGTCTACGTAGCACTTGCCGGATGCATCCATCGATCATTCGAAGTGTGGAGAGCCCAAGCAAATCAAACTTGATAAATCCTAGCGGCTCTAAGTGCCGAACATTTTGTCCCTCTGACCATGGTGCCTGACGCACGCCGCCAGAGTTTATGAGCGGCATGCGCTCATCTAGATTCTCCGCCACGAGTACTCCGCCGGCGTGTCGGGAACAAGAACGTACTTGACCGACCAGGGCTTCTACGTGAGTCTTAACGTGAGGGTACTTTATCAGAAAGCCGCGCAGGGACGGACTGAACTCCATGACTTCTTGCCACGTGGGATTGTAGACGCCCGCCTTAATATCGTTCTTACGTTTGGCATCTTGGAGCGCCTCTCTTACCATCACACTCGTGACTTTGTTGACTTCTATAAATGGGATGTCATAAAACTTTGAAATATCTTTTAGAAGCGACCTTAGCTGAAGAGTGTTCCAGTTGGATATGGGAACCACCGTGTTTTCGCCCCAGTCTTCTGCGAGGCATTCCTTGAGTTCCATCGGCTCCGATACATCAAAGTCGATATCAGGGTAGTCGGTAGCATCCCGCCGCAGGAATCTCTCGAAAAGAAGCCCCCAGCGAACCGGATCAACCTGAGTAATGTCTAGCACGTAGGCCACCAAAGATCCAGCTGCTGAGCCGCGGCCCGGGCCTGTCACCTGAACATCGTTGGCCTTATCAACAATCGCTTTCATCGTTAAGAAGTATTTGCTAAACCCTCGATCCTCGATTACGTCGAGTTCCATCTTTAATCGCGATAAATATTCTTGATTTTCGTGGAGATTCTTTGTACGTAAGCCGTCGATAGCTAGTTTTTGAAGAGCCTCTTCGGCAGTTGCACCCTCGGGTACCACAAAATCCGGAAGCTTAATGGACGTGTCGGGCTGAAAATCCTCGATGCGATCGAAGGCGATGTTGTGGGTCTCTGTAAGAGAATTCAATACCAGATCATCATCGTATTCCGTATCGGATTCCTCCGAATATTTCTTGTATGCCTCCCACATTTGATCGCCGTTCTTCGGATATAGCTCGTATCCAATCACATCCACGTCTGTTGGGATTCCGTTGGACATATAATCGGCCCACGCGGGCTTCGCTTTGCCAAGCCAGCCAAGTCTCTTATAAAGCTCCCTGTCCCTCCATGCATCTGGATTTGGATAGTGACTGTCGGCCGTAGATATCAAAGAGATTCCGTATTCCTCTTTCATTTGAATAACATATTGATTCAATTTGTGCTGCTCTGGTACACTGTTCCACTGTAGTTCGCCGTACCACCGATCTCCAAATATCCTTACCATGTTTTCGGTAGTCTCGCGCATGGCCTTAAGAATCGCTTCCTCTCCTTCTTCTCGATTGCCCCAATAATCAACAGCATAAACCCCTCCCAGGCATGCACTAGAGGCAATCACTCCATCGCCATATTTCTCTAGCATTTCATAATCGACACGAGGGTAGCGATAGAAATTTTCTTTTTCATAGCTTTCCGATATCAGCTTAAAAATATTATTAAGTCCTTTTTGGTTTTGTGCCAAAAGAACCATGTGGCGACGATGATTGAGAAGACTTCGAATAGACTTCTTGCTCTCTTCTTCATCCTCGATTGTGGTGCCGCTCATGTCGTTACTAAGCTTGCGCGCTTCTTTCGCGTCTGCTTTTATTCTGTCATATTCTTCACGCCACTCTTTGATACTGGGGATAAAATAAGCTTCTACTCCATAAATGGCTTTAAACTTCTTCCCCTCCCCCTTCATCTTCTTTAAATGCAGAAGCTGGTGACTGAACCCATTCATATTTCCGTGGTCTGTTAGCGCCAATGCTTCGGCGCCATTCTCATAAGCAAAATCCATGTGTTCTGGCGGGTAACCAATCGCATCAAAGATGCTGCCTGCTACGCTGTGGGCATGTAGCCCAACGAATGGGATTGAGGGGGTTTTTCTATTCACTATCGTTATCTCCTGTGTTGATGTGACCTGTAACAAATCCATAGGGCCGATTAAGTTCCTTAACGTGTCCAGATGTTATTAGTTTACAATATTTTTCCCAGGTTGTCAAGTCATAAAACCAAGGAAGTTCATATATTATTGCATTAGATAAATCTGCATCTTTAAACACATCTAGCAACTTAAAATGCCTGGACTTTCTGCGTTCTTCGAGAGGAAGCAATCGACTAGGCATTTCTTCCCCTTCAAGTGGAGGATAATATGAGCGAGAGTTTGATTTGATAACATTTCTTGCGCGGCGCCACTCAACGGCATCAAAAGTAAAGCTCAAAGGCAGCCCGTCGCAAACAGTTTTCCCCTCATGGGAAAAATAAAATGATTTCTTTTTACTAAACTCTTCTCTTGATTTCTTTGTTTTTTGCAGATCATGTACGCCAAACGGGAAACTAACATAAAACCTATCTGGGATTAGCCAGCGACTAAGTCTTTTACAGATCCAGTAGGCGACATTTGCTCCATGGACGATTGACCACGCATAACAATCGTATTTGTCCCTGTGTTTGGGGTGGATAGGGACATAATAAATCGGGATCGTAACACGATGTTCTTTCGGAAACTTAACGTATCTCCCTTTCTCAATTGAATATATATCTTCCACCCAGTCACCCACTTTGTGTTTAATAATCGGAGCTATATCATCATTACATACGATCCATATTGATTCGCATCCGGCATAGGAACATTCGGCTACTGAGTTCTCTATT